CGAGGGCCATAGATTCTTTCAAAAATTTCTGTATCTGTAGCCATTTTAAATGTCCAGTTTTTTGAATGATCCGTCTACAAGTTTATACACAGGGCCTCCCTTGCCCTGTGGGGTATACATGACTGTTCCTGTTACTGGGTCTTTTCCGTATCCCGCAGCAGCGTATTCAGGGCTGTTCCAATCAATAGCCTCTACAGGTACTACTCCCGAAGCAATCTTTTGCACCCTGTCTAAATGTTCAAAAATTTTGCGTAAAGAATCACGCTGAGCTTCTTCTGACTGGCCTATGTTTAAAGTTGCAATTTCAGATTGTAAAGCATTAAGTTCTAAATTAGATACTTGTCCTAAACCAGTAGCACCTGTCTTAGACGCTTCTTTTAAAGCAGTAATTGCTTCAAGGCCTAAGCTTGCTTTAACAGAGTTAATAAGACTATTCCTGTCGTATGCTGTAGAACCACCCCAAAAGTTACCCAAAAGCTGACCCATGACTCCAGAAGCAGTCCAGTCTGCATATTGACCTTCTTTTTTCATAAGTTCTGAAATGTCGCCTTTGATCCTTACTATCTGAGAAATACGGTCATTATCCATTTCTACTTCTTCTAGTGTTTTACCTTCTGTTTTAACAGGAATTGTATTAACTAGCTGACCGTCTTCAAATATTCTAAAGTTAGGATCTTCTTTACTTGGTTTAATAATTTCTCTATCAGGTCCTTTAGGAGCAACAGGTTTAACAGGTGCTTGGTATAAAACCTCCCCTGTAGGACCTACTAAAGCGGCTCCTCCAGGCACAACAGAAGGTTTACCTGCCTGGGTCATTTGTGTTCTCAGTTGCGCTACGCGAGGCTCCAAAAGCATTGCTCTATCGCCTGCTGTTGCTGCTGCCCTAAGTAAATTATTAGCCTGTTGTCTCATGTTAGCAGGAAGTCTTGTGTCATTTGCGTAGTCCTGTAACTCAGACATTAACATCTGAGCAGAAGCTCTTTCTTTTCCTACTGTTTCTGCTCGTGTTCTTTGTTGTTCTCTAGCGGTCATAGCAGCTTGAGTCAACGCCTGCCCTTCTTTAGCATATCCAGCAGCAGTCATCTGTTGCCCTATTTGAGCCAACTGAGCAGCATCTCCAGAAGCCATAGCAGCCTGCCCCTGTTTCATCAATTGATTAAACTGCTCTTGCTGCCTGCGCTGCTTAATTTGTCCAGGAGCGCCACCAATAGCTCGCCCTAAGCCAAATAAGCTTTCGGTCATTTGGGGACGAGCTAAGCTAGACAAAAATCCTTGTGAAAATGTAGCCATTATGTGTTCTCCTTTAGCTAAACAAGCCGCCTAATGCTGCTTGAGCTATGTTACTACCGAAACCACCCGCTAAGTTAGCTTGTGCTTGTCCTGATGCCAAGAGAGCTTCCAAACCTGTAGCGTACGTTTCACCGTACGTTCCTGCTTGCTGTGCCAGAGCTTGTCTGTAGCGTTCTGCAGCAGTCATGCCGGGCTGTAGTGCGTTCAACAACTGAGCCTGTGGTACGTAACCAGCGCCCATCAGAGCCTGTAAGTTAGAGATGTCACCAGCTTGTAGCTGTGAAGGCAAACCAGCAGCAGTTCTAGAAATGTCAAAGAGACCTCCTGCTAAACCAAGTCTACCCTGCTGTAACTGTTGTTGTGCTGCGGCAGCACCTATGTCAGCCTGCTGTAAACCAAGTAGTTGTTGTAGTCTTTGTTGTTCTAATGCGGCACCTGCTTGAGTACCAGCTAAACCCAACTGACTTAAACCTAAGCCTCTTTGTAATGCCTGTGACTCTAAACCAGAGCCTAGCTCAGCTAACTGCCCTGTTTGACCAGCAAGACCCAATGCTTGTTGAAACGCACGTTGTTCTTCAGCACCTGCCTGCTGCATAGCCATAAGTGCAGCCTGATTCTGTGCTTCTTCCTGTGCCCTGGCTAGCGCAAACTGTTCAGGAGTCCCACCAAACTGTGCCGTACGTACGCCTAAGCGCCCTTGAGAGGCTAAGCGTTGTTCCATAGCAAGCCGTTGTCTTTCTTCTTCCGGCGTTTGTACAGCCCTGATTCTTTCGTATACTGCTTGTTCACGATCAGCAAGAGGCTGCATAAGGCCACCAGCGGCTTGTCCTGCAAGTCCAGCGTACTGTTGCCTAAGTTCTGCAAGGTCTTGTGGTGCTGCTGCTTCTGCCAGCCTAGCTTGACCACCAGCTAAAGCAGTCTGTGTTACTCCTTCTAAACCCGTGGGCGCACCCATACCTGCTAATTGCTGACTAAAAAGACTACCTACACCTGCTCGTTGCAGAGCCATTGGTAAGTCCTGAGTACCTACACCACCTAAAGTGGTTCCTGCTTGTTGTAAAGCAGCTGCTTGTAAAGGATCAAACGCAGCAGTTCTAGCAGCAGCAGTAGGAAGTAGTCCTGCAGCACCAGCTTGTAAACCAGTGGCTAGGGCTTGTTCTTGTGGAGACGTTTGTAAACCGTACTGCATCTGACCCGTAACTGGGTCTCTAGTCATACCGAACTGACCACCAGTGGCTGAGGTTACGGTATATGGTTGAAACTCCAGCATACCCTGTAGTCTTTCCGAAAGACCTCCTGGACCAGCAAACTCACCATAAGCACGTTCACCGATTGCACCAATGTCTTCGTAACCTTTCTGTGCTAAAGCTAAACCAGCTGTTCCAAGACCCAAAGCAGCTGCAGTGCTTCCAGCATTTCCTTCGCCACCAATAGCCTCTAAAATTTCAGTAAGCGTCATTAGTAAGTTCCTCCGTTAATGGTCCCTGTTGCCAGCGTACCACTAAAGGTTAGCGCAGGGATTGTCACAGTCCCAGTAAACGTAGGACTTGCTAAGTCTGCTTTAGTTGCAATCGCTGTTGCAATGTCGTCAAACTCAGTTTCAAACTCAGTTCCTTTAATAATCTTGCCGCTGTCACCAGAAGGTAAACTATCCTTAGCAGCAAAATCAGTAGTTTTAGTATAGTTACTCATATTGTTTTACCTACCAGTGCAAGCACGTTGATTTCTTGTAAAGATAACTGTTCTCCATTAATATCGGCTTCCATACCGATAGTCAATGTACCGCCGCTGCCGTTAGTATTGACAGCTGTTCTAGAAGTAAGCTCACCGTCAGAAAACTGACCTACGTTGAACTCGTCTACTCCGTACTCTGCTGTTGCTTGACTGCTAAGGGTCAATATAGCAGAACTGTACGCAGATCCAAAATCATAAGTCCACTTCATAAAAACAGTAGCGTTACTACCGCCTACAATAGTAGGTCTTATTTTCTTTAGGAACTTAATCTTAGAGGGGTCTCCAAAAGTTAAATCAGGACTGAAGTACTTAAAACGATAGGTACTACCGTTGTCCTGGTGTCCGGTGTACGTACCTATGCCAGCTGAAGATCCAATAAGCAAGTCCCCATTGTCTTTTCGCTCATAACAAGTAAACCCTGTGCCGGGCCAGCGTGTTACTCTGTACGCTCCGTTTTCAATAGTACCCCTAACGTCAAAACAAAGAGTAATGTCTTGTGTAATAAAAGTTAGCAAGTAGAAGTTTTCTTCTGGGTAATACACAGAATAAAAAGTCTCACTAGGGTACGTTAGAAGATTTATGATGTCCTTTGTTATTGTCCCTGACAAACTGCTGATGGGCATTGACTTCTCTTGTATCGTCCTGCCGAAACTCTTAAGTCCAGTCTGGGACAAAAACAAAACGTCAACACCTGTGTACTGCACAGTGTCTCTGTCCACACAACCGACACCTGCTACTGTGTCCGAAAGAACCATAGTAGCCGGAGCATCTGCACCAGAATAAACTACGATGCTTCTTTTGCCAAAGATAATCAACAGGTTGTTATGTGCAGCCAGTGCTACAATCTCGTCGTACCCATCAGGCCAAACTTTAGAAACATCAATAGATCCTGACGTACCGCCAGACCAGTCATGGCCTATCAAAAGATCAGACCAGTAAACTGTGGACTTGTCTGCTGAAAAATCAGCTGTCCACAAACGCCCATAAGCTGCTAAAACCTCGTTACCGTACATAGCAGAAGTAACACCTGCTGCGCCAGAAACAGTGCTAAGTTTAGCTACAGCTTCTGACGTGCTGTCATAAACTAGAGGCTCGTACCCACGTTGAAAAAAGTAAGCTTTGTCATTAAAGTTTACTATCTTCCATCTGTCACTCGTTATAGTGTAACTACCTGGGCTTTCGTCAACCAAAGTAGTAGTACCACTGAGGATCTTGTTGTTACCGACTGAAAATATTTTTGTATTTCCTGCGTCGTCTCTAAATTCTTTTATACTTCTAAGCGTTGAAGATCCTAAAGAAGTACTAACATTAGTTGAAGTGTACGTAGCAGTTGCAGCGGATACACTACCAGTGAGTGTTTCGGAAGCAGTAAAAGTCCCTGATCGAGTGTTTTCAATTAGAAACACAGTGCCGCTGTATATCTGTTTAATTGTAGCAGTAGCTGCTGAAGTACCACCAGTAATTGTTTCGTCTGCTTGAAAACCAGTAGTGCTGTCAACTATTACGTACTCATAAGCCGCATTAGTTAAAACACTAAGTCCTTTACGAGCAGCAATACGGCCTCTTTTGTCAATTACAGCGTTATCCGCTACTTCGGCAAAAGACGGATCTTGAGCCATAGGAGCATCTTCGGTATTAATACCTTTGAAGCCCGGAGCTACAAGATTAATGCTTTTAAGTTCTTGTGCCATACAAGTGTGCCTTACGGTGTATAGAAGATTGTTTCTTCTGGGTGTCTACCAGCGTCCTGTGCAATAGCGTCGGACAAATACTTGTTAGCCATACTAAAGTACTCCTGAGTCGAAGTACCACCAGTTTCTCCACGTTCTCGTGCAGCTAAAGCAACAGCAAGATGCAACACAGGCATCGACGGAATCTTTAGAGTGTCCGTGTCAGCACTTAAGTCAGGGTTGCGTAATGCACAGTTAAAACGTAAAGAATACACACCGTCAGGCTTAGGGTAAAGATCCACCAGAGTATCACCATCAGCGTCAACACCGTTGTACGTGTAGTACTCAGGTGCGCCTGTACGTGGCTCAGAAATTAAGTACGCTTCGTCAAACCAGTTGTTTGTCTGGTATCTCATAATAAGGTTAGACGTGTCGTTCAAAACATTCAACTCTTTGATGCTGTTCTGGCTACCAGTGAGAGAATAGTTAAATACGTCAGCTGTAGTAGTAATCGTAAGCGTAGTCCTAAGTGCTGACCAGTCCCACGAGTTTTCTACAAGATTTTTAGCGTCATTAACAATATCGCCAATAAGTTTACTGTAAGCCGTAGACTGCACCGAAGTGACTTCTGTTTCACGCAGCCTTCTTAGCACATTATTGACTAAATCTTTGTAAGTCATTAGACCATTCCTTGAAACAAACTTTCTTTGATTATTCTGTTAAGCTCTGTAGTGTAGTCTTTTGGCTGATAAGCTACTTCAACAAACTGTGGTGGCGCATAGCTCAGACCGCTTGTAAAACCCTGGAAAGCCCTTGGTGAAAGCATACCGCCTCCAGTTCTAAGAGGCACACCACCGTCTCCGGTTCCGTCGCCACCTTCGCCCTCTCCAGTTCCTTCGTCACCTATGCCCTCTCCTTCAGTCCCTGTTTCTCCTGTACCTTCTTCTCCTACACCTTCAATAACATCAGTTTCACTAATAGCTACACCAGTGTCAGTTTCTGAAGGTACTTCAGTTACAGTCTCAGTAGCAGTCTCCACAGGTACTTGAGTTACAGGTTCCGTAGGCGTAACCACAGGTTCCGTAGGAACTTCTTGTGTAGTGTCAGTAGGCAAGCCTATTAGCACATCCAGAATATCAACTTCTTCTTCTTCTGCTGGAGGAGCTTCTTCTGCAGGAACAGCAGGTTCTTCTATTTCAGTAGGTGCTACGTCAGTAGCGGGAAGGTCACCTATACTGTACCTTTCTCCTTCTTGGTACTCTATGTCTCTGTAGTCAGGGTCTGTTGTTTCTTGGCCTGTCAAAGTGTTTTCAAAGACGCCTTCTCCTCTGTATATCCAGGGATGCTGTAGAATAAATTGTTGTTCTCTTTGTTCTTCAATCCTAAGCTGCTCTTGTCTTCTCTGTTCCTCATAATCAGGATAATGAGGATAATCAGTAGGATACTGAGGATACCCAGTAGGATACTGAGGATACCCAGTAGGATACTGAGGATACCCAGTAGGATACTGAGGATACCCAGTAGGATAC